TGTGACTTTTGTTGATAATTCTTGTATTGCTTTTACCATAACTGGGAGTAAATTACCTTGTTTTGCTTCTAATTTATCTGGGTTTTCATTCATAACTAAATTAAGATAATCACAATTTCTTTGTGCTTCTTGTAATTCCTGTGCAATAAAACCAGCCCTTACAAAACCATCTTTACTTGAGCCTTCTCTAGTTTTCCATTTAAATTGACGAGGTATAAGACTATTTATAAAGTCTAAACCTACAGGTAAATCTATAATATCTGTTTTATCTCTTCTATCAGACAAGGAACTTATAGAAGTATCAGCACAACGTAATGTTGTAATATCTGCATTTCCTAGTGTGATTGAATGAGTTGCAGTAGCACTTGCTGTATCTGAGTTAGAGCCAATACAAGTATTATTACTTCCTGTAGTTATGCTATCACCCGCTCTAAACCCTAAAACTGTATTCTCTTGTCCTGTTGTACATACATCTAAGGCTTCAGCACCTACGGCTACGTTACATATTCCAGTTGTGTTTGCTGCTAGTGAATCAACTCCGAATGCAGTGTTATTACTTGCAGTTGTGTTTGCTGTTAAAGCGTTTTGTCCCACTGCTGTGTTAGAAGTACCAGTTGTGTTTAGCTCCATGCAAGTTCTACCTATAGCAATATTGTTATCTGCTGTGGTATTGCTATAAAGGGCAGCATAACCAACGGCGACATTACCATCTCCAGTTGTGTTTGATAACATAGTAGCCTGACCTAACGCACAATTACTGAAACCAGTTGTAGTAGAGGTCATAGCCCCATTACCTACGGCAGTGTTGTAAGAAGCTGTTGTGTTTGCTTTGAGTGCTGCTGTTCCGATTGCCGTATTGTTTGACGCTGTAGTATTTGCTTCTAAAGCAAGAGAACCCATACCAACATTACTAGCACCTGTTGTGTTTGATGTTAATACTCCATAACCAACTGCTGTATTTTCATTAGCTGTGGTATTAGCATCTAAAGCATTAGCTCCAACAGCTACGTTAAATGCTCCAGTTGTGTTTGATAGTAAAGAATTAGTTCCAACAGCAGTATTATTAGCTGCCGTTGTGTTTAATGCTAAAGCAAAAGCACCTAAAGCTGTGTTACTGTCTCCAGTTGTATTTGCTGATAGTGCTTCCTTTCCAATAGCAGTTGAACCATTTGCTGTCGTGTTTGCATCTAAGGCTAAAGCACCAACCGCAACGTTTGAGTGACCAGTTGTGTTGGCTCCCAGAGCGTTAGAACCAATAGCTGTGTTGTTATCTGCTGTAGTATTTGCATATAAAGCAGTCCTACCTAAAGCAGTATTATTATCTCCTGTTGTGTTTGAATATAAAGCACTTGAACCGAGAGCAGAATTATAATTTCCAGTTGTGGTTGATGTTAAAGATGTTTTACCAACAGCAGAGTTTTGTGTTCCAGTTGTGTTTGCTACTAAAGAATGATACCCAACAGCAGTGTTGTTACTTGCAGTTGTATTTTCACTTAAAGCTGCCCTACCTATAGCAGTGTTTTGATCTCCTGTAGTGTTCGCATCTAAAGTAAAAGATCCAATAGCAACATTATGAGAAGCTGTTGTATTTGCTGCAAGAGCTGCATAACCAACGGCAGTACAATCTTGTCCAGTTGTTTGGGAATCAAGAGCAAAAGCTCCTACAGCCACGTGCTGAGTTCCAGTTGTGTTTGATATTAAAGCAACATAACCTACGGCAGTATTGTTACTTGCAGTAGTGTTAGCTCCTAATGCTCCTATACCAAAAGCACTATTTTGTCCTCCTGTAGTGTTTGCGTCTAAGGCAAAACCACCGCAAGCAGTATTTTCTATACCAGTAGTATTTAGACCTAAAGCATCTATTCCTACAGCAACAATATTACTTGCTGTTGTATTTGCATCTAAGGCACCTTTACCTATGGCTGTGTTACCCGCTCCAGTTGTGTTATTTAATAAAGCAATCGAACCAACAGCAGTGTTATTATTTGCTGTTTCGTTGTTTTCTAAAGCTCCTACTCCTAAAGCAGTATTGTTATGACCAGTTGTATTATCCGACAATGCAAGATAACCAACAGCAGTATTACTAGAAGCTGTGGTATTAGCATCTAAAGCTAAAGAACCAACGGCTACGTTTTGTGCTCCAGTTGTGTTTTCTTGTAAAGCTTTTCTACCTACAGCAGTGTTATTAGACGCTGTTGTATTTTCTTCTAAGGCATACGAACCTACAGCTGTATTGTCTGCTCCTGTTGTATTGCTATTTAGGGAGTTCATACCAATAGCAGTGTTGTTATTGGGAGTTGTATTAGATAATAAAGCTCCTCTACCTACAGCCACGTTGTTTGCTCCAGTTGTGTTTGATTGTAAGGAACTAAGACCTACCGCAGTATTATCATTAGCAGTTGTATTTGCTTCTAAAGCTCCTTGACCAACGGCTACATTATTATCTCCAGTAGTGTTCGCAGATAAAGCTAAACGACCAAAAGCTGAATTAAGAAGTCCCTCTGTATTAGCAGTTAAAGCATCTTTACCAAATGCTGAGTTATTAGATCCTGATGTAATTGAATCACCAGCATTTGTACCAGCTACAGTATTACCTGATCCATCACTTGTTACACCCCCTGCTGCTGCCCAGGATAAATTACCAGAACCATCAGAAACCAATGCATAACCACTAACAGATGCGTCTGTAGCTGGTAAAGTCCAAGTGATATCACTTGTAATAGCCGCAGGTGCTTGGAACGCTACATAATTAGAACCATTTGCATCTGCTTCTACAAAACGTAAATCTTTTTGGTTATCTAATAACAAATCACCTGTTAAAGTACCACCTGTTAAAGGTAACTTAGTAGAATCTGCAACAGTTATATTACCTGTACCATCGAAGTTAACACCATTTATAGCTCTAGCGGTTGCTAAAGCAGTAGAAGTTGCAGAATTTCCTGTATATTGTGTAGCTGATAAAATTTGTGTACCTGCAACCTTTAAAACTTTTCCTGATGCTAAATCTAAATGCTCTGATAATGTCCATGAATCTGTAGAATCTACCCAGTTTATAGTTTTATCTGTTGCACCTTTTAATGTAATACCACCTCCATCTGCTGTTGTATCTGATGGACTAGAAACCTTACCTATTTCTATATTTTTATCTTCTACAGTAAGTGTTGTTGTATCTATAGTTGTAGTAGTACCATTTACAGTAAAGTTACCGCCAACTGTTAAATTCCCTGTTAATAATCTGTTTGTATCTGGTATAGGTACATAATCAAGTGATTGCCATGCTGTTGTACCGTCACCGATTTTAAATTTCTTAGTATCTGATTCTATACCCCATTCACCTGCTAATAAAACAGTATTATTAGAAGTCCAATTACTAGCTGTATCTCTTCTTTGCTTTTGTAAAGCAGATAATGTAACTGTCATTTTTTAAACTGAACTACCTGGATCTATTATATTAGTTCTAGCAGGTGATGAGCTACTTGTTAAGGCATCTAATATATAAGTTCTTGCAGTACTACCAGAATCGCCAGCATCAAATATCAAATCACCAATATCAATAGGTACAGAAACTAGTTCAACTTCTACATTCCATTTGCTTACAATACCATCAGATATAGTTGGTGCATTAGCATATAACCAAGCAAAATCAGAAACTAATGCAACAGGTGGTGTTATATAACCATTCCATGTACTAGATGACAAAAAGAATATTTCAAAACTACCACTTTGCCCATCGTAATGTGTTCTTATAAGATTTACTTGTGTTTCTGTTAAATTATCAAATGTTAATTGTAGTGTTTGGTTTATACGTCTATTACCTCTTCTAAAACCTGTTGTTACACCACTAGATGATGATTGTATAGCACTAGGAAAATCACCAGGTGTATATAATCTAGTTGTAGGAATTATTGTAGGAAAAGTAGCCATTATAAAGGTACGCTAATAAACTCTATAGATGTACTATACCTATTCGGTGAAGATATACTAATTTGAAAAGATTGAGCATACCGCCATTGGTAACTGCTACTGCTAACAGGCGGTGTAGAATAACCAGCCCATACTGAACTAGATAAATCAAAAGGTTCTATAGATCCGTTTTGTCCGTTGTAATGAGTTAGTAATGTTTGTGCTTCTGTTTCTGTTAAATATTCGTATGTAATAGTTAATCTTTGTGCAATTCTTTTTGCACCCACCTTAAACCTAACATTACCCCCACTTAAACCTTCATGGGTATTTTGAGGGTAGTCTCCATATACTAATGCCCTTGTTTCTGGCTCTAATGAAGGAAAAGTAGTCATTGTAAAACAGTAAAAGTACCAGTAGTTATTTCTAAAGATATTTCTGATTTACTATTAGTATCTAAAGGAAAATGTGCAGCTTCTATATTACTAACACCATCATTATCATAAGTAATACTTGATACTTGATAATAATTTACTTCTGTTCTGTCATCTCCTACACTATTTTCACGTTGTAATTGTAGTTTTATAATATTTGTAGGTATTAAAGTTGTTGTTAGTAATGGTGTAGAAAAACTTATATTATGAGTGCTATGTTTTCGTCTTGCTAGTTCATACTTTGCGTACAGTATGGCATGGTTTACATCAGCACAAAAATCACTCATATCAAATTGCTCCGTAGGTGAATCTAATGCACTACTTGTAAATCTAACACTAACTGTTTTACGTCTTGCTACTGCTGTTGTAACACATTCTGTATAAATACAATTAGCTATAAATTCTCGTCTTTCTTCTACACTTAAATACCCTTTTTTAAATGATCCTTGAATAATATTAGCTTCTGTAAATGTAGCAGTAGGTGTTAGTGCAGTTGTATCGATTTGATTACTACCGTTTATAGGTAAAATTGGAGCAAATTGATATTTACCTCCTACAGATAAAAAAGATAAAAAATAATATGGTGAAACTTTTGTAATAAAATCAACAATATTAACAGATTTAGAAATTATGCCATTAAAAAACATACTGTTATTAGTACAAAATGTAGATAAGCTTTGCAAATTAGATAGCTCTACAGGTGCAACTATTGTTGCTGTATTATTTCCATCAATTTTTTTATATAACTTAAACAAGTGCATTGCTAAATCTATAAATTGATTACTAGCACCATTTGTATAACTAGAACCAGATAAACCTGCACTAAATAAATCTACTTTTACACCTTGTTCATAAAATATATAAAGTTGTTTTGTAGCAGTAGGAAATGTACCAGCAGAAGGGGTATCAAACAAGTTACCAGATACAGCTAAAAAAGTAATATCAGCAAAAGATGAATTATTATTAGATGTATTTTGTATTGTTGTACTTGTTCCTACTGTATGCTCAGTTTGAACACCATCTAATGTACCAGTACTTGCAGGGTTACTTGGTATTGTTTGAGTGTTAACAGAAACAAAAGTATCTTTAAAAATAAATTTAGTTCTCCCTCCGCTTATTGCTAATAAACCATCTAAAGTTGATTGAGGATAATCACCTGCTGCAACAGTAGTAGCATTTATTGGTGGAAATAACGCACCAGAGATAATATCATTATAATTCTCAATAGTACCAACGGTTTTACCACCTGAAAAAACCCCACTACTAGAATATCTTTGATTATATCCAAACTCCATGTCTGATGAACCAATAAAAGTTTGATAAGCAGTTGTAACATTATCACCAGTTTCAGCATCAAAAACCTGTAAAGACATTACAAAAGTAGTATTAGAGGTGTCTCCTGTTCCAAAAGTTTTTACTTTTGTACCAGTATAATCAATACCAAAATCAGGTTGGTTATCTAAATAACTACCAGAAGAAGGCTTAAATAATTCTACTAAATATGTATATATATCATTACCACAAAATAAACCAGCACTAGATATAGGACACGAATTAGGTGAAGATGCTAATGATGCTGCTGTTGCATAAATGTGGCTAAGAGTAATAGAAGTGTCATCTAAAAAACTTAGTTTTGTTAACCCTGTAAATGCTTTAGATTTTATTGGTGTACTTGCAATTTCACCTTGAGATATAACAAACAATAATTTCTGTACAAAACTATCTGTACCTGCTTTTATTAAACTTGGTTGCATCCATACACCACCAATATTATTAGCTCTTTTACCAAAAACTATAGGTACAGTTTCACCTGTTGTTGCAATTTTTTGTGATACATCAAGATCACTATTAGGTTTTTTAAAATTATCTAAACTCTCATCTAAGATTTGTGCATCTTGTCCTACTTCAGATTTTTTTTGTGCATCACCTGTAAATAATGGTTTTATTTTTGCACCACCAGCGATAAAAGAATATCTTCTACTTCTAATCATTATTCATTCTCCTTAGACATTATAAAAGGTAGTATCTGTGGAGGTACTACAAACCTAGCAAATTTTATACTTTTTATTTTTGTTGTGCCAGTTAAAACTGTACCATCAGCTAATTTATATACTCTTTTATCACTAATAATTTCACCTGTAACTTCTGTAACCTCACTGCCATCTTCTAAAATAGCGTTAATTTTAACAGCAAAAACTAAATCGTTCATGTTGCAACAAACCTCCCCATTAAATCACTGCTAATACGTCTTGATGGTACTTGTGCTTTTTGTTTTGATATTGCAGGGCTTACTGTCCATGTAACAGTAGTATCATCAACTGAAGCATTATCTATAGTACCTGTAAATCTACAAATAAGAGAAGCAGAATTAGAAAATGTATCTTGTCCTATAGATTGAGTATATAAAGATGCAATTACAAGACGATCTCCTCCAATAGCTGTATCTGTAAGGTCAATAATAGATGCGGTTGCAGCTAAATTTATTGTTAAATCACTAATACTAGAAGCTTCAGTAGATGCAAACCCACTAGCATCAAATGCTAGATATGTAAAATTCATTGTTTGATCTATAGCTGAATCTGCTGTGAGGTTTTGTGCAGATTGATAAAAATTTTGATATGCATTAGTAGGTGATCTTTTACCGCTACCATTTAAAACGCTAGATTTATCAGCGTAATATTCTAAAAAAGTTAGTATATCAAAATTAGCCATTATGCCATACCTAGTGAACGTCTAGTTCTTAAATCAGATTGCAGTAATGATAATGTTTGATCTATACCACTTTGAACAGCAGAAGATAAATCATTTGTAGTAATAAAATTAGTACCGTCCATTTGTGTTACTGCACCTGTTGTAATATTTACGTTAGGTCTAGAAATATAACCACCTTCTGCAAATCTTGGTATAGCTGCTGAACCTCTAAGACCTGATAAATAGTTTTTAGAAAATTGTGCCGCTTTTCGTGCAGGTACAACATATTCACTACCAGCTTCACCTGCATATATTAGTTGTGGACTAGAAACGACACCACCAGCAGCCATACCAGGTGGGGTTCCATTATTGCCATTACTAGAATTATTCTTTCTTTGTCTTCTTAGTCTTGCAAGCCTTGATAGTATTTTATTTATAAAACTAAGAAAAGATCTTAATGGTGCGGTTGCTGCACTAATAGCACTTTTGACAATATTAGGTATTGCATTAAAAGCAGATCTTATACCATTAACAACACCATTAAATACACCACTTACAAATTGAGCATATGCTTTAAAAGGTGCTAATAACGCATTACCTATAGCAACCATTGCACTACCTATTTGATCTCTGAATTTGAAAATTAAAACTGCAACACCTGCTATTGCTAAAGGTATAGCCGCACCTGCTAATAAAGGTGCAAAAGCAGCAATTAAACCACCAACACCTGTTACTAAACCACCTATAGCAGGTACTACAGCGGCAAATATTGCCCCAAGTTTTACAGCAGCTATAGCCTTAATTGAAATAACCATTGCAGCAAATAAAGGTACTATTGTTACTATTGCAGGTAAGAGTAGTGCTAACCCTATACTTATTGCTTTTATTGGGCCAGGTAAGGCTGCAAATTTTTGTGCAGCATTACTAATAATTTCTACAAGTTTTGTTAATGCAGGTAATACAGCCTCAGTAAGTTGTACTTTTAATACATTAAATTTTTCTCCCATCTGTGCAACATCATCATTTAATTTTGCCATTCTTTCCGCACTAAGTTGCGTAAAACCAGTACTAAGGTTTTGTATCGCTTCACTACCTTGATTCATTATTGGTATTAATTTTGCACCCATACCAGTACCAAATATTTCAGCAGCATTTGCGGCGGCTAAAGTTCTATCATCCATTCCTTTTATCTTGTCACCAATTTCAAAAAACATTTGGTCTAATGATTTTAAAGACCCATCCGCATTAGTAACACCTAAACCTAATCTATCAAAAGCTTCTTTAGCAGTACCCACACCATCAGATGCATCTTGCATATTCTTAGCAAGTGTTGGTAATGCTTTACTAAGTGTTTTAAATTCTGTTCCACCTAAATCCGCAGCTTGTCTTAATTTATCTAATACAGGTACAGCTAGACCTGTTTTTTGACTCATCTTTTCTAACTGATCGCCTAACTGTAAAGTATCATTTACTAACTTTCCTAGACCAGCAACACCTATAGCAGGTGCTAAAGCCTTTAATGCACCAAAAGCATTACCAGCAGCAGATTTAAGTTTATTCATTGCTGCGGATGTACTGTTAGTACTTTTTTGTAATTTTCCTAATCCTTTTGTAAGTCCACCTATTTCATTCTGGCCTGTTACCTGAGCCTTAATTGTATAGGAGGTAGATAGATCCATTATTTATTTTCTTTATTAAATGTTTCTACTATTTTAGCCTCTAATACCTGTAAGTCAGCAAGTATTTCTAAAGGTTTTTTTATTTCGTCTTTTTTCAATTCAAATATCCATTTTATAGCATTGTAATCTAAACCATAAATTACACCCTGATCCATTCTCCATTGCGTCTGTATATCTAAAAATAATACAATAGATAGCCAGTTTTCTTCTAAAACTTCAAACATTTGTACCTCTTTTTTTTCTTCTATGGGCTGATCGAATAGGACTGCATCATCTTTATCTGTTTCATCTATAACACGATCACCGCACCAAAACAATGCAGCCCCTTCTAGTTTTTTGTTTTCTGTTTTGTTACTTCATTAAAATATTTTTCTACTAATATATTTGCTAAACCTGCAATGTCTAATAATTGTTTTTTTGTAGCAGTTGTAAAAGGTATAGGATTTTCACCATCTGTTATTCCATCCCACCCTACTAATATCTCATCTGCAATCATGTAGTCAGATATTTTTACACCGTCAAATATACCTTCGTCTAATTCTTTTTGTTTCTTTTGTGCCTGTACTCCTATTTCATTTATTCTAGATTGTGAAATAATTTTAAAAATAGCATCAAATGTTTCTTCTTTTTGTGTACCACCATCAGAAGGGGTATAAAACACAATAGGATGCGTAAAGGTTGCTTCTTTTTTTAAAATAAACATAAATTTTTATAATCTTCTCTAGGGTAAACCCTTTTCTACTACTTAGCAACTAGGTGAAGGCTAGTGAAAATTCATCTGACCCTGCATCTGTTGGTGTTGCGTAGAATGGTAAGTTTAACATAGTAATTCCAGAAGAATCTTCATAGGTAGGCTGTCCTAAATCTGTTTGTGGACAGGATACAGTAACAATATTACCTGCACCACCTGAGTGACTCCAAGTGTTAGTACCTGTTGTTGTGCCTGTAGCCAGTGTAAAAAAGTTTTTGGATGATAATGCTACTGCTTCAATAACCATACTTCCAGATGGCCTTCTATCTGTTATAAGAGCTTCTTTTGTACCGCCTACTAACTCTCTATAAATAACTTCATTTGCAAAATCTAATTCCCAAGACTGTAAAGCCCCAGAAAAACCAAAAACAGAAAAACTAGAGGTATTTCCATTCTTAAATAGTACAGGATCAGGTTGTAATGACTTTGTTACAGTTGGTAAAGCAGTATCAGTAGGAGTGTTAAATATTCCCTGCATTTCAAAATTTATTCTAGGTATTTCATTAACTGCACAACTAATAGAAAATGTTCCTCTACAACCTGTAACCTTATGTCTTACACCATCATAGTTAACATAAAAAGTAACACTGCTTTGTGTAGCTAATGTAGAAGGTGTATAAGTAACAGATGTAGATGAAACTGTAGCTGCTGAAAGGCCACAACTTTTTAAAATCGGATCGTATTTTGGAGCGGTTCCAGCCGCACCGCTTCCTACCATGAAAACTCCAAAACTAAGATTTACTCTTGTGTTAGCTAATAAAACAGGGTAATTACCTGCATATGGTCTTATTGTTTCCTGTTCTACTTCATCACTTGCTACTGGTTCTATTTCTAAATCAACGACCTCTACATAGTTTGCACTTCCTGTAGCAGTCGGATCACTTCCATAACTGCCTTCTATTTTTGCAAGTAAGGATCTTTTTCTATGTAGTTTTGGCATTTACCTGATTACCTAATAGACACTATGTATATATCATAAACCCTTATAGAAATAATGTAACTATCATGAACTCAAATCATCAACATTTGTTCTATATCTAATGTCATATTCGCAACCGATTATACCGCCAGATTGATCAGCATCTATAAATTCAAAAGAAGTATCCGCAGGTTGTATATCTATAGCATTACCATTAACTGTTAAATCTGCCATTAATCTACTGTGCATATTTTCTACTGTAGGATCTGCTGTTTGATGTGGTGTACCACTTCTTACAACTACACTAATTCTTACAGTTAATGTATGGTCTAAAGTTGGTAGTGAGGTTGTCTGTTCTACTACATCATTCTGCGGTTCAATAATAATACTAGGAGTTTCTGCCCTTGTTAATGCTGTTGTACGACTTCTAAAGATACGATCAGAAACACCTGTAGTACCAGCTAATACTGTTGCAATTCTTGCTAATATTGTTTCTCTTTTAGTAGTCATTAGGTTTTCTGTAGACTAATACGACAAAATACACCATCATTCTCTTTTCTTAAATCTCTTACAGTATATGCAACACTATCAACAGTAATACTATCTCCAGAAACTAAAGTACCAAAATCAGATGTTTTTGTTATCAATTCATATTCAGTACTTATAATCATATCCCCTGCCAGTATTTGATCAGGTTGTTCTAAAATTCCTTTTGCAGTAGTACCACCTGATGTACAGCTAACTCCAAAATCATCTAGATAAACATTTTGTGTTGTTGCATCTTCAGTAAATGGCATTTACTTTTTAGTTGTTGTTTTTTTTACTTTTGGTTTTGGTGTATAAACTTCTGCCCTTCCCATTGAGATTAATAATTCTGCATCTTTTTCTGACACATCATAAGTTTGACCAGATACTAAACTTTCACCACTAGCACAAACATTTTTTAGGCACTTAATTTTCATAAAAAAAAAGGGGTAGATAGCTACCCCCTATAGTAAACCAATTATGTGGTTACGTCTAAGATCGCTGCGAATGACTGAGCGTGTCTAACAGCTACATCAAATGCAACTACACCCTTTATACTGACCAAATTTTTGCTGAAATCATCCCCATCTTCACCTGCAGTAATTTCAATACCAGAACCAAATAATCCTAATATTGCCTGTGAGAAGTCACCCATAACAACAGCAGAACAAGAA